GGCCCATCGAACCACCTCTTATTATGACTGATCATCCTTACGGTGTTCCCCACAATGAACGTGCTGAACAGCTCAATGGTCGCCTGGCTATGCTTGGCGTCATGGCTGCTTTGGGTGCTTACGCACTAACTGGACAAATTATTCCTGGTATTTGGTAATGCCTCTTAAGAAGGGTAAATCCGATAAAGCTGTTTCGGCTAACATCAGACAGATGAAAAATGAAGGCTACCCACAGAAACAAGCGGTAGCCATTGCACTCAGCAAAGCTGGTAAATCTAAAAAGAAAAAGTAATGGCTAAGCCTGGTCTCTACGCAAACATCCATGCCAAGCGGAAACGCATTGAAGAAGGCAGTGGTGAAAAGATGAGGAAGCCTGGCTCTGCTGGCGCTCCTACTGCTAAGCAATTCAAGCAAGCAGCTAAGACCGCCAAGAAGAAATAGGCTCCGCAAAAGACGCATTGAAACGTCCGCAAAAGACGCAACGACTCCCGTCATTACTGCGAGTGTTTTGACGGGATAATTGAAGAAGTAAGCAATATAAAAGTTCTTTGCTAATTTCTCATGATTCCTATTCTAACTACTCTGTCGGTGATCACCAGTTGGTATGGTCCTGGCTTCCACGGAAACCTCACCGCTAACGGTGAACGATACAATCAAAACGGCCTTACTGCAGCGCACAAGACACTCCCCTTCGGTACTAAACTTAAAGTTTGTTATCGTGGGTGTGCCGTTGTTCGGGTCAATGATCGCGGTCCTTATCTCCATGGTAGGGGTTTAGATCTCAGTAAAGGTGCGGCTGATGCAATCGGTCTCACTAACTCTGGAGTTGGAAGGGTCAAAGTAACCCGTCTTAACTAACTTCAAACATGACTGCTATTCTCGCAGCTCCACGGTCTCAATCTTCTTGGGACCGTTTTTGTACTTGGGTAACCAGTACTAACAACCGTCTTTATGTCGGCTGGTTTGGGACACTGATGATTCCGTGTCTTCTTGCAGCCACCATTTGTTTTGTTCTTGCATTCGTTGCGGCTCCCCCTGTCGATATTGATGGCATCCGCGAGCCTGTATCTGGGTCTCTACTCTATGGAAACAACATCATATCGGGAGCCGTCATTCCGAGCAGCAATGCCATCGGACTACACTTCTACCCAATTTGGGAAGCTGGTTCACTTGATGAATGGCTCTACAACGGGGGTCCGTTCCAACTCACAGTCTTCCACTTCCTCATTGGCATCTATGCTTACATGGGACGAGAGTGGGAACTTAGCTATCGATTAGGGATGAGGCCCTGGATCTTTGTCGCCTATTCAGCTCCTGTTGCAGCAGCAACCGCAGTGTTCCTGGTCTATCCGTTTGGGCAGGGCTCGTTCTCTGACGCTATGCCTCTGGGTATCTCGGGAACCTTCAACTACATGCTGGTATTCCAAGCGGAACACAATATCCTCATGCACCCTTTCCATATGTTGGGTGTGGCGGGAGTATTTGGTGGGGCTCTCTTCAGTGCTATGCACGGTAGCCTTGTCACTTCGAGTCTTATCCGTGAAACCACTGAAGAAATCTCTCAGAACTATGGTTACAAGTTTGGGCAAGAAGAAGAAACTTACAACATCGTAGCGGCACATGGCTACTTCGGGCGTCTTATCTTCCAGTATGCGAGCTTTAACAATAGCCGCAGCCTTCATTTTTTTCTGGCTGCTTGGCCTGTTGTTGGTATCTGGTTCGCTGCTCTTGGCGTGTCTACGATGGCATTTAATCTTAACGGCTTTAATTTTAACCAGTCCCTTATTGATAACCAGGGACATGTTGTGGATACTTGGGCAGACATTCTTAACAAAGCCAACCTCGGCTTTGAAGTCATGCACGAACGAAATGCACACAACTTCCCTCTGGACCTTGCTTCTGTTGAAACAACTCCAGTCGCCCTGGTGGCTCCCGCCATTGGATAATCATGCCACACCAATCCTCTAAGCTTCAAGCTTTTGTGACTCGTTTTAGTCCTGAGCCTGAAGTGGAAGAAGAAGAACAAACTGAAGAAGAAAAAGAAACTCAGGAAGAAACTGAGTGAATCGTTAGGGGAGCACCTCAGAGTCGGACTCCCCTTTCATTGGCGTTGGCCCTTACGAGGACACCCTTCGCCGTCTAGACGGTGGGATAGACCACAATAAAAACTGAACAATTTTTCCAAACGTTTGGGAGCAAGTCTACATTAACTTTCTTACTCCTTTAAAATGGCACATCAAACTTCTACTCTGACCACGAGCCTGACTCGTCCTGGTCAGGATAACGGTGCGGGCGACGCCCGTGCTCTGTATCTCAAGCTCTTTAGTGGCGAGATGTTCAAAGGTTTCCAGCACGAGTCGATTGCTCGTGACCTGGTTATGAAGCGTACCCTGAAGAACGGCAAGTCTCTGCAGTTCATCTACACGGGTCGCACCACTGCTGAGTTCCATACTCCTGGCAACGCTATCCTGGGTAACAGCGATGGTGCACCTCCGGTGGCTGAGAAGACCATCACCTGTGATGACCTTCTGATCAGCTCTGCTTTCGTGTATGAACTGGATGAAGTGCTGGCTCACTACGATCTGCGTAGCGAAATCAGCCGCAAGATTGGTTATGCTCTTGCTGAGAAGTATGACCGTTATATCTTCCGTGCTATCGCTCGTGGCGCTCGTCAAGCTTCCCCGATCACCAAGGCTAACTTTGTTGAACCTGGTGGTACTCAAATCCGCGTTGGTTCTTCTGCCAACGATTCGGATGCTTTCGACTCTACTGCACTGGTTGCTGCATTCTATGACGCTGCTGCTGCAATGGATGAGAAGGGCGTGTCCAGCGATGGTCGTGTGGGTGTTCTGAACCCCCGCCAGTACTATGCGCTGATTCAAGCCATCGGCACCAACGGCCTTGTGAACCGCGATGCTCAGGGTGATTCCCTGCAGCGTGGTAACGGCATCATCGAGATTGCCGGTATCAAGATCTACAAGTCCATGAACATTCCTTTCCTGGGCAACTACGGTACCAAGTACGGCGGCACCACCGGTGAAACCTCTCCTGGTAACGTGGGTAGCTTCGTTGGCCCCGCTCTGGAAAACGCTGCTACTGGTAGCGGTGTGAACAATGACTACGGTACTGCTGCTGAAGTCGGCACCAAGTCCTGCGGTCTGATCTTCCAGAAGGAAGCTGCTGGTGTGGTTGAGGCGATTGGTCCTCAAGTGCAAGTTACCAGCGGTGACGTTAGCGTGATCTACCAGGGTGACGTGATCCTTGGCCGTCTGGCCATGGGTGCTGATTACCTGAACCCCGCTGCAGCTGTTGAGCTGTATGTGGGTGCTACTGCACCTTCTGCTTTCTGATCTTTTTTCGATCAACTATTGGGGATCCTTCGGGGTCCCCTTTTTTTTAATTTCTGATAGGTACTATGCCCTTTCCTACATATGCTGTGTCCACCGAACTGGATGCTGTTAATCAAATATTAAGCTCTGTGGGACAGGCTCCTGTCACCACGCTGGATCTACAGAACCCCGAAGTTTCTATTGTTCTCAATACTCTTCGTGAAGTCAATCGTCAAGTTCAGTCTGAAGGTTGGATCTTCAATACTGAACGTGATTATGAAATGGTTCCTGATTCAACTACAAATGAAATTCAATATCCGTACAACGTCCTTCAAATGGATGCCAACGTAGATCATCATAAGAATGATTTCGATTTGGTACGTCGTAATGGAAAGCTGTATGACCGTCTCCATCACACCTTTACTTTTACTGAACCAGTTCACGTTGATCTGACTTGGTATTTTGATTTCACTGATGTACCACCTGCCATTCAAACATACATCACGGCACGAGCTGCTCGTATGTGTGCAACCAAATTGATTGGTGACCAAGAAATCAACAAACTCCTTGCTGAACAAGAAGTGTACACCCGTGCTGCAGCCATTGAGTATGAATGCAACCAAGGTGACTACTCCATGTTTGGGTTCAAGGATGGTCAGAACTATTACGCAAGTTATCAACCTTATCAAGCTTTGATGCGATGAGCACAATTTCCCAGAGAATCCCAAACCTTTTTCTAGGTATTTCACAGCAACCTGATAGCAGGAAGTTTCCTGGACAAGTCAGAGATGCAGTGAATACCTTACCTGACTTTGCGTTAGGTATGTTGAAGCGTCCTGGTGGTGAATACATTGAGTCGTTGACAAACGCTACCACTACTGGTCGTTGGTTTTCGATTCTTAGGGACCAAGATGAAAAGTATGTAGCTCAATATGCAAACAATGTGTTTCGTATTTGGAGCCTTACTGATGGTTCACCACGAGCTGTTAACATGGGAACCAATACCGGTGTTCCAGGAACATGTAACATTGCAGATGTAAAGACTACACTTGCTAACTACAACGCTGCTGTAGCCGTTCGGAAAACCAGGCTTACTGAACTCAATGCTGCTCAAGCTGCTTATGCTGAAGCTCTTGATGGTCAGAACACAACCACAGAAGAACTGTTTGACGTAAGGTACAATTACACTGTCTCTGGTTCCTTCCATGACGTGTACCTGTATTCTGGTATCACAAAAAATGCAGCTGGTCTTTATGTAGTTAAGAACGCTGACACAGTGGTGTCTACAAGCGTCTCCTTGCCCGCTGGATACACTCTTGGGACCGAACGTACCGACGAGCATCCAAAGCTTGCTGCAGAAGGTTACAGGGTCTTTACAGCGATTCATACGGTAGCAGCTACCCACACTGCTGGTCAACTGGCTACAGCATTGGCTGCAATGAATAATGCTCAGGCAAACTACAGTAACGCTGTAGCTGATGAAGCAACAAAGCTTGGTCTTTACAATACTGAAGTTAACGATTGTGCTATCACCACTGTACCTGCCAACGCTTACCTTAAAGATGCTGATCCTGAGGATATTGAAGTACTAACTCTCAATGATTACACCTTTGTATTGAACAAAGGTAAGACAGTTCAAATGGATGCAGATACGACTGCCGCTCTTCCTCATCAAGCATTTGTTGTACTTAGCATTGTTGGTACTGGTCACTATCAAATCAAACTTGATGGTACTCTACGTGGAACTCACAACGCTGGTACAGGTGGTGATGTAGATTCTATTCTTAGCGATCTTGTTGGGGATATTGACGGACAAACCTTTGGTGGTAAAACCTATACCGCTGTTCGGGTTGGTGCTGGCATCTACATTAGTTGTACTGCTGCCTTTGCCATTGAAGTTACAGGAGGTCCTTCTCAGGATGCAATGTATGCTTTTCAGGATACTGTTGCTACTGTCTCAGTTCTTCCTAACCAAGCTAAGGACGGTTATGTTGTCAAGGTTGTCAACTCTGCTGACATTGAAGTTGATGACATGTGGCTGAAGTTCAATACTTCTTCCGGTGCAACTTATGGTGTAGGTACTTGGGAAGAAACTGTTGGACCTGGCATTACTTACAAGTTTGATCCACTAACTATGCCACATCAGTTGGTACGTCAAGCTGATGGATCATTTACTTATGGACCAGTAACTTGGGATGAAAGGTTGATTGGTGACCTTACCACTAACCCTGATCCAAGCTTTGTTGGCACGAATATCCATCATATGTTCCTTTACCGGAACCGTTTTGGATTCTTGTCTAATGAAACAGTAACAATGAGTAGAGCAGGTGACCTGTTCAACTTCTTTAACACTACTGCTCTTACTGCTACAGATGATGACCCGATTGATATTTCGGCATCAACTGCTAAACCCGTTACGTTGTATTATGTCAGACCGACTGCTGTTGGTTTGATTCTGTTTGGTGATACTGAGCAGTTCTTGCTTAGCACTGATTCTGACATTCTGAGTCCTAAGACGGCAAAGATCAACACTATGTCGTCTTACGAGTGTGAACCAAACATTGAGGCTGTGTCTACCGGTATCTCTACTAACTTCATTGCGAAAACAGCTTTGTACACGAAGGTGTTCAATCTGGCTGAGATTCGTAATGACACACCCCCACTTGCAGAAGAACTAACGTACAACATTCCTGAACTGATTCCAAGTACTATTGATCATTTCATTTCTTCTGCTGCTGCCTCTATTATTTCTTTAGGTACAGTTGGAAGTAGTACTATTTATCAGTACCGATTCTTACAGCTTACAGATAATAGAGTTCAATCTTGGTACAAGTGGACCCTAACAGGTACACTTCTGGATCAATTCTTTGATCAAAGCACTTACTACACTGTTGTAGCTAACGGAAGTAATGTTGATGTTCAAGCGTTCAATCTACGTCAATCTAGTGATGAAGGGTTCTTGACTCTTCCTACTGGTGAAAGGACTGATGTGTTCTTGGATTATTGGAACATTAACCCATATAGAACCTATGACTCTAATGCTGATACTACCCGTGTTTTCCTGCCTTACGATGAAGTAAGTGGTAAGACCCTTGTAGTTGTAGCCTTGGGTGACTACATTGGTAGCAGCGGTGCTATCTCTAGTCAGTCAGTTGGTGCTATTTTAGAACCTACTGTGGGGGGCTCAGCGGGTGCTTATTATGCAGACATTGACGGTGACTATCGTGGTAGGGATCTGATCATTGGATTCCAATACCAGATGCTACTTGAACTTCCTAAACTTTACATTACTAAGAAAGAAGGAAGTTATGTTAGCAGTGACCAAACAGCTGATCTGGTTCTTCACCGGATCAATGTTGCTACAAGTCTCAGCGGTCCCGTTACTTATGAAGTAGATCTGACTGGTATCCCTACTTGGGAAAATGTTGTGTCTACTACTTTACCAAACACTTACGTTCTAAATAACGTCAACCTTTCTGCTGATTCTGTTCACGTTGTTCCTATCTACCAACGTAATAAGAACACTTCTATCAGGATCCTTGGCGATACTCCGTTCCCAGTAACTCTGTTGGATCTGACGTGGGAAGGTAAGTACAGTAGCCGTTTCTACAGAGGATCTTAATTTATGAGCAATTCCACCCATGGGTTTACAATGCGTAAAGCAACCCTAGATGATATTCCCAGCATTGCTTCAGAACTACTGCCTGAAGGTCGTCAGGACTTTGCTAGGGCCGGAGT